TACTTATAGTTCCTCCAGAAGCCAAAACAGCGCCAAAGTTAGGATCCCCCGCTCCATAAGAAGCAATAAATTTTCCACTTAAGTTAGGTGTTACGGGAGCACCAGTACCATCACATAGATTCCATCCCGGAGGAATAGATCCTAGAGCTCCTGCCCACATTACAATTATTCCTTGGGGAATAATAGCTCCTTGGCTAATTACAGATGATATAATATTACCTGCATTTATAGTTTGATTACAAGGTGTAGGAGTAGGACCAGTAGTGACTATTACATCACCGGTGGTATTTCCATCAGTACCATCAGATATATAAACATCCATAAGGGTACAACCGTCTGCACCATTACTTCCATTTATACCATCAGTACCATTTACTCCAGGTAAACCTTGATTCCCTGCGGGGCCTATGGGGCCCTGATCTCCTACGGGAATATCACACGCATTAGCTTCTGCACAGGTTGTACAGTCGCAAGCGCAAGATTGTGGATTTATACATCCATTACTACAATTATTACATGCCATTTATTCACTTTTTTTAAGACATACATGAGGAACATGTACCTCTATAATTACATAACTTATTTACTTGTGTGGCCATCTTCCCCGCTTTTACGGTACTACCACATGTATAAGCATATAACATAGCTTTATAAAGAGTGTAAGCTTCTAATGCATTTGATTTATCATCACCACAAGGGCAATCATCACACATATCCAGACTTGCTAACATTTTATGAACACAACATTTAATAACACTAACTGCAAGTGTATATTTTCTTACGGAAACAAGTTGTCCTGTAGATGTACCATCGTTATATGTAACACGGTATTCTACACTGTACACACCCTGTTGAACAATATTTCCTTGGGTTCCACCTAAATATCCCATATGAATATTAAATACAGCATTAGTACCAGAGGGTAAAGAACCCGCTAGATCCGCACTAGAAATAACATATGTATTTCCATCAGGAGCAAGAATTATTATCTCTACATCTAATACACTACCTAATAAAGGATTTGGTAAACCCCAACCAGTTAAATTGATTGTGGAATAGGCTCCTGTTGTATCTGTAAATAAAATGCTTTTGCTATCACATGCCTCAGCAATTTTGAAGTTTAACTTTATAGCCATTCATATACTTTTTTAAATACATAGATACAGAAGGGATTTCTCCCTTCTGTATTATGTAAAATTATTAAACTTACTATGCGTTACCTTGAACGTAACCTACTGAAATGTAATGTACACCAGCTACACTAACTGTTCCAGTTGCATTTACATGAATTGCTCCTGAAGCGTTAGCAGATGTTGGAACAACTACTCCTGCTTTACATGAAGCTGCGGCTATTGCGCCAGTAATCCACGCATTTGGAGCTCCTACTGCTACTCTTAAAGCGCCAGTACCTGCTAAAGCTGCACCAAATGCTGCACTAGTATTTATGTAGACACCTACTACTGTTGCTCCTGCAGGAATCATTACAGTTGAGACGAATGGTGATCCTGCTGTTGTCCCGTCATATGTTATGGCTACAGATGCTAACTCAATGTTTGCATTTATAGCTCTATTTTCTATCATATTTGCCATTATTATATATTTTTAAAGTTATAGATTTATTTTATTATAGTGCAACATTTGCAAAGTTACCTGGTAAAGAAGCCATCCAAGGATTAAGCTCAGCTTGGAATGAAACTTTTTGTGCTGCTCCTACTGGAATAGCTACCAAAGTCATTTCTGGGCTTAAGCCATCTTTATTAAGATTTGCCGTAGCATGTCTATCAGAATGTTGTACTGAATATACTTCATAAGTTTCAGGATCTACTGAGTATACTGGGTAAGAAGGAACTGGGAATCTCATTAAATTCGTAATACCATCATATCCTAATGCAGCTCTTTCTAAATCAGAAACGTGAGCAAATGTACCAGAACCATAATTAGGTAGAGTAATATCAGCTATTGGTGTAGTTCCTCCATCAGTGAAACCTCCATCAGCCACAGTTTTAAATGTTACCTGCTCATATCCATCTATAATTTTATAAGCTTGAGGTTTAGCTGTTATTGTTAAACCACCATCAGTTGCTACTGCTCCTACAGTTACTGCTGCTAATACTAAATCTTTAGCTACATCATCAGTATTAATTGCTAATACCATAGCTGCTGCAACCTCTGCTTGTGTTGCTGTAGAATCAGAAGTATAGTAGAAACGTCTTACTAATTGTCTTTCTGAACCTATTACTTTATCATATGTAAATATTAATGATAATCTGTATTCTGTTGCATTTACTAAATTAATTGCTCCAGCTCCTGCTGCTAATGCACCAACGTTTGTTACTTGTTGCACTGCCGCTGCGTAGCTTGTTCCTGTCCATTTAGTTACTTGAAGTCCTTGGATTTTTGCTGAGAAACGTGGAGCTACTCTAATTCCACCTTCGAAACATCCTTGAACAACATAGCAGTATTCGCTATTTGCTATAGTCTCACCTGCTGCTAACATAGTCATGTCGTTTTTTACGACAGCTATTTCCCCATTAGCTAATGTAGCTACGGTTAAAGCCGCAGTTCTTGCTACATCTTTTCCAATAAGGATTTTATAATTTTCATGTCTTGCCATTATTTTTTTGTTTTAAATTAATTACTTGTTTTACTATTCTTGCATATTCTCTGAGATAAGATGAGACTGGAACCTAGGACTAGCTATATTCTCTAAAGCCATTGTTACTGCACCCGCAACTATTTCATTATGCGTATGCTCTGCTAACTCGCAGGGAACTCCTGGAGCAGTTAATATATCCAATCTAATAGGTTGTCTTACATATCTCAAAAAGTACTGGTTTATTGTAAAAGTTCCATCAGTAAGTAACTCAGCAAATCGACCATGCATCAATCTCAAAACCACATCCTTAGTAGGCTGGTTAAAGGGATCATCTACAATTTTATTATAATCATCATGCTGAATAGCATAGACACCATTTCTTTCATCTACCCAACTGCCATTGCAGTCTTCATAACGAATTTCGCATTCTTCGTTAATGGCGAACCAATAAATGTCCGTACCGGTTGTGCCATCTGGTAATTCAAAAAGAATACCATTAGGTTTTACTGGGGTTTGCGTTATAGATGGAATTATTGTTGTCTCTGTTACTACTTTTCTCAAATCATCCGTTCGCTTCTGAGTTAACTCAAAAGTTTCATTTTTCGGATCATGTGAATAACGTTGTTTTACAAAACGATCCTGTGACCTATTAAGCCACAAATCGATTTCTTCAGGTTCAAAATTGGGGTAGTTAAGACTATCTGTCTTATCTAACCCCACTTTGAATTCTATATGCATTTCCGCTAATGTCATTATTTTTTACTAGCTTTAAGTTTTGACTTTAGTGATAATACAATGTCTTGGTTTTTTGGATCTTTTAAGTATAAACACGTAGCCTCTAAATCGTGGCCTATAGCACTATCACCGAACATATAATGTCCGCCTCTAATACGTAATGCGTTTATAGATACTAAATCCTCAATTAGTACTCTTATTTTAAAGTCTGGCATATTCATAGTTTCATTAAATATTGTTGGGTCATCATCTAAAATTTGTGCAAGTGTATTTTCAATTAGTGTATCAGAAGCATTAGCTGCTTTCTTACCCATCAATTTTAATACATTTCTCATTTCAGCTGAAGTCATACTATTAAATTCCTTATATGCTTTACGCTTTTCCTTAATTTTTAAATTATCTTTCTTAGCATCTTCTTCCGCATCATAAATTACATATTCTGCTTTTGGCCATTCTGTTAATTCATTTACTGAATTAGCTACACGGTTACTTGCCATCAATATCTTATAATCTATAAAATCTCGAGGGCGATCTAATACTAAAGGTTTATCTTTATCATTAAGAATAACTGTATAGTCTCTCCAATACTCGGAATATTTCCCGAGGGTACCCGGCTTCATCTGCAATTCTGTTTCAAGTTTTTGCTCTTCCGCCTCAGTAAGACCGGTAGCATAGCCCCCTCTTCCGAGGGAGGCTATTACCGTATCCTTACATTTAGGGAATCTGCTAAATCCTGACCAAGATTGTCTTTCTAAAGCCTTTAAAATTATTTTTCCTTTCATGTCTAATGTTTAAATTATTTACTAGTTACATTGCTACTTTAGTACAAATCAACTCACCACATGCCATTGGATTTTTAATCATAATACCACACTCAGTTAACATGTGTACTGAATAACCGTCAAGATTATCAGAACGCATAGTGTTAACAGATTTAGCTGTATTTCCAAATGGATCTACAGAACCAGCTGTATGCCACATCATATCCTTAGAGTCTTTTTTATGTACTGACTGGATGTTTGATTCTCCGCCTGCCATACCAAAGTCAAGGAATGTAAATCTGTAAGACTCAATAGGTCGTCCAGAATCTGCATGTAACTGTCTGTTAATAACTGTGTTGTCGTATAATGGTAAATGCTTAAGTGTAATTTTTGTACCATTTAATCCTAAGTAAGTCTTAAATTGACCTCCTAAAGATAAGTTTTGCCCGCTACCAGTAATGAATGTTGAATCAACAAGAGTCCAATTTGAAGCTGCAGTTTTCATAGCTCTGTCGAATTCTGCGAATCCATACTCACCTGTAAATGCAACAAACTCTCTAGAAGATTCAGGCATTACATTATAAGAAAGATCAATTAAGAAATCTCTGATAATTCCTTCTGATAAATCAGAATAATAACGTCTGTTTGCTGGAGCAATCTGCTCTCTAATTCCAGCACCTTCGTAAACTGGAAGACCATTGTTACCTAACATATCTGTAATACCATTAGCATTAGCAGAGAATGTAGAGTACCAGTATGATCTTTCAATCTCTCTGTACCACTGAGCCATAGCTTCCCATTCAGCATATCTTGTCCATACTGTAGTTTTCTTTCCTGGGTTAGCTGGGTCAGCTAATTGTATAACAAGAGCATCAGTTGCTGCTGATCTTGTTACTGTATAAGACTTTCTTAAAGTCGATAAATGATTTCTCATTTTAAAAGGAGCACTAAAAGTAGTGTTTCCACCAGTTGAGAATTCAGGCACAGTAGTATACTCTTTCGAGAATTCCGCTCCTGCTTGAATCATAGTAGGATCCATAAATTTAGCTGGGTCTGGACTCGTTAGTTTTAACGTGTAAATCCAGTCCGAACCATCAAAATATGGGTCTTCCATTACTCTTACTCTATAGTCTCTATCATCTGCTACCAAGACTTCTTGGTTAGCGAACCATTTTTCTGGGAATTTAACCCTGAAAGTTGTTCTATTTAAACCTGGTGTTGCTCCACCATCGTTTAAATTTCCAGACACCGGTACTGCCTTTTCATCATCTCCTTGTAAGTGCCAATCATATTCTCTGTTTCCGATCTCATTAGATCGTCCCATTCCACTAGTTAAATACTGGATAGGGTTAGAACCTTGCATTCCAAAGATACGAGTCACTAATGTGCTCATTACTTCAGGCTCAGTTAAATATGCTGACGAAAGGTGATTTTGTTGGGTCAATCCCGAATGCCATTTTGTTTTGTAAAGTTGCAATCCGTTTATAGCCATTCACTTTTTCTTTTTTAATTAATAAATTTATTTACTTGTTAAGCACACTTTTAAACAGACTGAAATCAATGTCAGAATTAGTAACCTTAGTACGTGTTTTACTTTTCAGTTTGTGGGTTGATACTCCACTTGCACGTTCTAAATTAGCTCTTAACGATGACGTAGCCTTTGTTCGGGCCTTTTTCTCAACATGTTTAAAATCGAACTTATTATAATACAACCAAGCCATCTTAATTTGAGAGTCTTGATCAGCTTCAGAATCTGTTACTAATCTTGTCTTCCCAGTCTTTCGGTCAACTTTAGTTATATAATTATAGAAATCCTTTTTTGATTTGTTATTAATATCAAATCCAGCGATTTCATCTCTAGAGTCAATATCGTCTTTTAGACTAGATAGAAAAGTTTGATACTCTTCTTTCTTTGTTTCTTCTGCTTTTTCTTGATCAGCTAATAGTGAAGCACGTCCTTTTAACTGTAAGTCTTTTAATTTAGATAAAGCTCTTTTAGCTTTTTTAGCAATAAGACCACCATCTGTAAAATCTTTTACATCTTCCATGATTTCATCATCACTATATCCTTCTTTACGCATTAGTTCAGCTACTAGTTGTTTTTGAAGACTTTCTTTTCCATCAATCATCTTAACATCTATTTTACTGAAATCTACAGTGCTTGTAGCTTTTACAAACTTTGAAGGGTCTCCTCCTTTTTCTATAAAAGTTAAAAACTCTTGAGCTAAAGGTTCTAAATCTTCTTTATATTTTTCTACTCCTTTGGATATTTCATTTTTTATAACCTTAGCAAAACCTTCCTCAGTATCTTCGAATTCCTCAGAATCAAAATCTACAATACCTTCTTCTTTTAGGAAATTAGCTACGACTCCAATTTGAGAGATTTCCTCAGAATCTTCTGATTCTAATTGTTCTTCTGTTACTTCTCCTTCAGGTATTTCTTTTTTATATTGTATCTCTAAGTTATCTGAAGAAAGTTCTTCCTTTGAAGTATCATCCTTTGACTCTTCTTTATCGTCCATACTTTCTGGAGATTCGGGAGTTATATCTGTACCTCCTGGAGTCATATCTATAATACCTGTATCAGCACCTAATCCTTCGGGATCACCAGGTACATCAGCTACTTCTTTTATTTCTAGATTTTCAGCTGGTATAATATCTGCAGCTAAATTTTTAAATCCTTCTAGTGAATTTTCATTTGTTTCTGTTGACATAGTTTATTTTTTTAAGAATTTACAAAAATATATTTAATTTATTATATAAAAAAACCTTTTGGGAGGAAAAAAATAATGTTTTTATTGTTTATTATAGCGGTTTATTAATATCTATACTTTAAGTTCCTACCTATATGGGTCTGAAAACCAAAATTAACATCATTCCATTTAGATGTAACCCGTCCTTTTTTATTTGTATACGGAGTAGAGTAATCTTTTTTATACGTAGCCCTATCCATATTCCATAATACATACATCTTACTTTCGTTGTTTGCTTTTTTATACCAGGTTTTCCATCCTTCTTTTTTCTCTTTATCTGTTAACCTACCCCAAAGATTATCAAAATTAGATGGGCCCATATTATATGCAGCAAATGTTCTAGCTTGTCTTTCTTCTGGGGTTTTGGCAGATTTTATATTAGCCCTATCTTCATAAAGATAATCCATATACTTTCTTTGTGCTAATGATTGTGCAGCTACATCTGTAATTTTAGCCGTCTCAGGAATCCAGCCTTTTTCTTTTGCCCACTTAAATGTAGCAGGCATAAATTGGGCAACACCCATAGCACCTTTAGGTGAAACAACAGTATTATCTCCATGGGATTCTTTATATACTTGAGCTGTAAATTGTTCATCTGTAAAATAAGGATTAGTATAATTATTTAATTGTTGATTTACTAAATCTTCATTTATTGTATTATAAGTCTGGTTTCCCCATAGACCATCAACCTCAACATCAAAACCATCACTATTTAATAAGTTTTGAGTACCCTTAATAAAAGATGTATTATCTTTTTTCTCTCTATATCTATCTACATCTGCCCATCCATTTTTATTAAGTAATAATTTAATAGGTTCTTTTTTTGTAGGTCTTACTGTTACAGTCCCTGAATTCGGATCTATAGGTTTCCATGCTGGCATATTATCATTTTCTTCTGGGTTGTTACCTTCTATAATAAGTTCTTGTCCTGCAGGAGGTATTGTATCCTGGGGCTCTCCTCCATATTCTTTTAGATATAATCTATCTTTTCTCCGTTCACCAGATTGAGTTGTTCCTTGTTCAAGAAAGTCTCCATACTTTTCTTTATAGTCTGTTTGAGTTCCTGACCAAACTAGTCTGCCCGCTTCATCTCTTAGATTTATTTCTCCTTTTATATACTGTCCTCCACGTTTACCTCTCATCTCTTTTGTATAATAATCAGAATTTCCTCTCAATTCAAAAGGTGCTGCTTTTTGTAATTCCATTTCTAAGTCAGAGGTTGAGAGTTGCTCTATTGATCTTGATGGGAGTTTTATACTTTTTTCTTTTTTTCTTTTCTTGTCGTATACCCTAAAGTTAGATGACTCTCCTCCGCCAGCATTCTCATACGTATAATAGGTGTAGTCGCCATTCGTATCATCATAACCTCTTTTACTAGACACAAGTGTCATTCCTCTATCTAAAGCCTCTTGCTGCTCTTTATCTTGATCTAAAGGATTTATGTCTCCTCCATTACCATTATTTGTGATTATAGAATTAGCTGTATCAATCTTAGGCATTTGTCTTTCATTTCCATCTTCATCTAAAGGTTTTATGCCTCCTCCATATTCATGGTACTGTATAGGTTTAGATGGTTGGTTGTAAACATAGTCACCGCTGTATGGAGCAATACCCCCACTTGAAATTTGCATTCCTGGGATATATTGAGGATTCATTGGGCTTATCCCAGATCCATTTAACTCGTGCTGCATGGGCATACCAGAAATTGATTCTCTACCGCCTGTCCATTGCCCTCCCAGCTCAAACCTTTTTTCAACAGTTCGGGAAGCCTCCTTGTAAGACATATCTCTTAAATATTCGTCATAGAATTTAGCCATTAGATGGTTTGTTTTTTGAAGCCGTACGCTTTATTGATTCGTTAGCTTTGTTTGTTCTTACCTTTTCGTTTAGCTCTTCTTTCTTTAGCCCTAATTCTCCCTGCATCTTTTCTCTTTCCATCTGAGATCTAGCATTATCTGTAGCTTCTTGTACTCCACTTTCCGCTTCTTTTCTATCAACATATCCATCATTATTATCATCAGCATCAATCATACGAGCTTCTGCGTTTATAGTAGCTACTTCTATCCTAGCATCATTATCCATCTTAGTACGATTATCTTCTCTATCTTCTTTCATCATCTCAAACTGTTGTAAAGCTTGAGCTGCTTGTTGCTCTCCTTGTTGTTGCGCTTGTTGAGCTTCCTGATTTTTCTTCTCTGCATCTGATTGAGATCTTTCTAATTCTTTTTTAACTTTTACTATTGAATCTGAATTTAGAATCTTAGCTACATCAGAAAAAGATACAACTCCTGCCTGTAGTGCAGATTGTGCTAGCGACTTTAATGTTTCTAAAGCTTTATCATCCTTAGCTGAATTTGAAACAAATACTCCATAACTGGAATTAGTAAAATCATTTGCTTCAATATTTAAAAATGTTCTTTGCATATCATCTCCAATATACTGAATCTTTTTCCCTTTCCTATAACTCATCTTAGCAACATCTACTAATGCACTTAATACTCTCTTTTTACATTCATTGTGATTATAAAACCAATATTCTGTAATATGAGAAGATTGTGTAACTGCTCTTTCGGTATTACCTACTAACTCAGATGAAGTCACTTGCCCTTGTCTTTGTCTACTCACGCCTGATAGTTCTCCAAGTTCTGTTTTAATTTGCTCTAATAATTGTACATGAGTATTTATATAATTACCCATAGAAAGATCTACACTTTGGAATTGATTAAATGGTGCAGCATCTCTAGATCTATTTCCTTCTTCCCTAGAATTAATAAACATTACTCCCATAGATTCTAGATAGTACATCCATTTAGAAACATCCCACCCTTCAGAAGAAGGTATTTGAGATATATCCATCAGTGCTACTTTACCTTTAGATTTAGCTATAGCTAATTCTGTTCTATAGTAAATAATATTATAAAGATACTGGAAAGGCTTCATACGATCTATCAATGATATTGATTCTGAATTTCTTTCATTATATATATATCCAACATAACCTGATTTTACATCACTTGGATTACTCATATCCCTACGTTGGTTTTTCTTAGGTTGTATATTACAATAAATATCTTCTGCAATTTTAGTACCTTCCCAATATTCATTTACCCAATACCATTTTAATTCTACACCATCAAAACTCCAAACATCTCCTTTCTTTTCTGCATACTCAGGTACTTCGAATATCTCATCTACTATATCTTCTTGCTCTGTACCTGCTTCATCTGTATAAGTAACCATTCCAATTTTTCTCATAGATTTCCATTCCACCTGGATTACTCTAATCATACCATCTCTTCTATAAGATCTAATAGCTTGCGGGTCAAATGTCCCATTACCTACTGTATCTAATACTCTATCATAATTTACAATATTAAATTCACTAAATGGATAGTTAACTCCTCCTTGGTCTGTACCTCTGTTTGTACCACTTTCTAATCTATCAAGATCTTTTGGTGTTAAGTACTGATAATATTCATCCATTACCGTAGACATAGTTAACCATCTTTCCTCAATGACAGCCTGAGATTCTTCAATATATGGAGAGTCAGGATCTAGTATAACTCGAATATCTAATGGGTTACATACTCTTACTGTAGGATTACCAGAAATATCTCCAACCCAATAAATTTCTTCTCCCGCTATAAGTGCATCTTTAAAGCCCTGATTAAACTTAAGTTCTAAGTTATCTTCCCTTACAAGGAATTCTAAAATACGTTGTGCTATTGTTTCTCGTATATCTTGATAATCATAATTAATATACTTTTCAATTTCAGCAGGGGTCTTAGGTTTAGATAAGGCAGCTTTTTCTGGATCAGTTTCCATCAACTGTTGTTGTTGTGCCTCTTGCGCTTGTTGCTCTGCAGGGGGTACAACTACAGAGTATAAAAATTCCATAAGCATATCTTTCTTCATAACTTCAAGTTTAGATATAGCATCTGGATCATGTGAGACTACTTTAAAATTAAAAGGTCTCTTTATTTCTTCTCCCATAAGTAACTGTAACTTTGGGGATATAATATCATAGTGTTGCATCTTAGCTGGAAAGTCTGCTTCATTAACACCAAAAGGATTTAATACATAATCAAAATCTCCCTGATCTAGCTTTCCGTTGTATAGATCATAATTAACTTGTTTTCTATAACGAGAGGATCTTCCGTTATACTCCATCTCACTATAAGTAATTTTTTCTAATTCGTCTATACAAGTTTGTCCCCACTTTTTCCCTTTAGCACTACGAGACAGTTTCTGCCTAGGTAAATCTGCTAATACATATGCTCCGTTGTTATCTCCCATTATTAAGTTTCATTTTTCGACCTACAAAAATATATAATTTATTCCAATAATTCACTAACTTATCTCACTTTTCTTTTTTTAAAGTGATTTGTACGCCAAAACTTATCAGATTGCCCATAATCAAATTGGCTTTCTAGGTCTATGTGATAGTTTTCATGGCTATGCAGGATACATAACATAAAGGCTATAGCCCTATCAAAGTTACCCTGCTTGTCGTAGGAAATTAATTCTTTTAGTAACGGAATAGATAAAATAGAATGTAGGTTTAGTTTGTCTCCTTCATCTGTATCCGCACGTTTTTCTAATAACCAATCTCTTAAATAAATCTCAGCTTGTATCTTGATAGGCTCACTCATGTGTACCCCATACCCTCTGGATACTGTAGATCTATTTACTATATCTTTCAATATACTTGGTTGTGATTTTAATAGATTTAAACATTTCTTCTGCTCAAAATAAATTTTTAAACCTTTTAAATTGTTTTCATATAAAGTCTGCGCATTATAATATGTAAGAAGTTTTCTAATATTCTCATAATATTCTTTTGCGGTTTCTGGTCTGCCAGTATATTCGGCTACTGGTAAATTATATGTCTTATCAAACTTTTGGAATGTCTTATATATAAATGTACTACCAAGTGAACTAGTAGTAGAACTATCCTGATCATAAGGATCCGTACCACCAATATATAAACCAAAAGGAATCTCATCAGAAGATGGATCATGATATGGGTGTTCCCATATAACAATACATCCTGTTTTATCTTCAGTTGGTTTTAATGGAAATTTATTAATAGGTTTTAAATCATTATTAGGCATCCATTTTACTTTATCTTTCTCCCAATATAACTCTCCTATCATAGCCAGATCTTGTGCTTTTTTTGTTACTTCTATTTCTGCTAACCACGAATTAAGTTCAATAGTTGGGAAGATATTACCACTTGTTTTTAAGAAGGCTTCTCTTGGTGTTTTAGGAGATTGTGTAATATATTTTTCCCAGGTAGATCTAGAATCTGTAGTTTTCAAAATTTCACGTTCTTGATCTAAGAATGTTTCAGCGGCTTCTCTATCTGAATTACCATTCTCATCAACCATCTTTACCACTTCGCCATCTGGCATAGTTACCTTTCCAGGCTTATACCACATATCATCAATAAAGAATCCAGCATTAGTTCCTAATCCACCCTCATCCCAAATATTCTCATAGGGCCTTAACCAATACTTTTCTGGATTATAAAACATCTCTGCAAAATCATTTGATCCTCCATCCATATCACCTCCCGTTCCAAAT